TTCTTAAGTTAGCAGAAAACATAATTAATACTTTTAAGTTTAGTTATTTTAGTTATGGTTTTAGAGATTTACAAGAAGAAGTAGTTTCTAACCTTGTTATCAACATGCATAAGTTTGATGAAACTAAAGGTAGTAAAGCATTTAGTTATTTCTCTGTAGTAGCAAAAAACTATCTTATCCTAAATAATAATGCTAACTACAAGAAGATGAAAATACATGATGACATTGATGTTTTGTATGGACATGGTGATGAAGATGAAAAAATAGTTAAAAATCCATCTAAAGATATTTTTCTTAAAACTGTTAACTATTTTGAAGAAAACATAGAAAGACTTTTTCCAAAAGACCAAGATAGAGATATTGCAGAGTCTATATTATATCTATGTAAAAATAAAGATAATATAGATAATTTTAATAAGAAGGCAATCTATATAATGATTCGTGAGATGACAGATGTCAAAACCTCTAAAATAACTCAAGTTACCAATACTTTTCGTAAAATATATCCTAAAATTCAAGAAGAAGTGCTTAGTAGAGGTCATATTGATAATCTATATACAGGTTCTTTAATGTAATAATCAAACCATACTATATTTATAGTTATGGAAAAAGACTTTAAAATATTCGGTGATAAAAACTTCTCGGACTTATCTAAAGAGATATACGAGAATAACAAGTTAAAGAAAACTCAAATCGACTTGTTAATCCAAGAGGTACATGGTTACATACAAGGTATCGAGGACATCGCTATTGTAGGTCCTATTATCAAAGAACTAATGGATGTTGGTATCAAGAATGATGATAACCTTGTTAAATTAGCTACTTTATATCAGAGAATAATGTCTAAACAAACTGTAGATGAAAGTGATGTTGGTTTGTTAACTGAAGAAGAAAAAGAACAACTCATGGCTTCTCTTGAAGATGTAGCAGAAGACCTACAAAAAAAGAAAGATGAGATAGTCGATAAAGATCCTGTAGATATGACCGAGATAAGACAGAAGTATGGTAGTTCGTAATGCCACATCACACTAGACTAAATCCAGCTAATGCTAATCAGATAGGTCCTTCAGCTCCTGATTCCACTATCTTATCAGAGTTTACCTTTCATCATGGTCATGTTGACCAAGTTTTTAATGTGCCTTTAGATGTTGAATTTACAAAGGGTGTTGGTGATATACCTAATAACGAATCACAAATCATAATAGTAACTCCTACATTTGAAGGTGTTGTAAATTCAAATTGGATAAAAAGTACAATAACATGTCAGCCACTTCTAAGGGGGTTTTCTGATTCTATAGCAACAGGAGATAGTGTTATCTACACTCAGATTGGTGATATATTTTATTATTTAGGTCCTCTAAACACAACCAACAATCCTAATTACACTCCAGATCAGTTTTGGAACTCACAACAAAATGAAGTAGTTAAAGATGATAGAAAACTTGATATAAATGGTTATAATGTAAACTACGTTCCTTTAGCACAGAAAAAAGCTTTTAAAGAAAAAGTCTATCAGTTAGACAGACCTTTAGATACTGGAATAGGAGATATCGGTTCTAATGCTGAAGTCGAATCAGCGTATTCGGATATGTCTTTAGAAGGTAGACATAATAATTCTATAAGAATTGGGAGTAGATTTGTAAATCCCCATATTATTATAAAAAATAACTCTTCTGGTGAAAACAATGGTTCTGTATTTGGTATGTTATCGATAGGATCTATTTTAGAAAATGGTATACGATTAACTGATTTATCAGTTGATGCTCTAATTGATAAAGAAAAATCAGAAAATAAAGAAGGTTATATAGGAGAATATATTGGTGTAGGTAACGATTCAACAGATGCTGAGGGTATACCAAGACAAGATAGATTTAATAAAAACTTTGGTAGTATCCAATCAAATGGAGCTCAAACAGAATTTGACCAGATAATAATGTTTTCTGATAAGATTACTTTTGATGCTCAAAATAATGATTTAACAATGTCGGCTTTGAGAAATATAAATGTAGGTTCTGGTCAAAATATATCAATAACATCTAAAAAGCACACACTTATTCAATCAGAGAATATTTATTTAGGGAAGCAATCTAAAGAAAAAACTGAACCTATGGTGTTAGGTGATAAGTTAAAAGATGTGTTGGAGACAATAGTGAAAATATTAAATGACGCTAGAGTAAATGTACAAGGTGTACCTTTTCCATTAGTTAATCAAAATTTAAGTAATTTAGAGGATTTGTCAAATTTAACAGACTCATTGAATAATTTAAATCCACAAGAAGGTGGTATGTTTTTAAGTAAACATCATTACATAGAACAGAACAGGAGTACAAATGAAGGTTAATATATTTAAGAAGTTAATAAGAGAAGTAGTTAGAGAAGAGTTAGATTATAAATTTTCTGTACTTGAAAAAAAGTTAGATGAAGTGTTAGTTAGCTCTAGTTCTAATAGTATAGTTGAAGATAGAGCGCCACAACCTACCGCATCTCCATCTCCAAAAGTGCCAGCACCAGCCGCCGTGAAACCTAATCCGGCAGCTCCGTTGACAAAAGATTCTATTCTTAATGATATTCTAAGTGAAACTGCTAATAGTGGTGAATGGAAGAACATTGAAAAAGAAGCACAAGTTCAATCGGTTACCGATAATACCGAAGGACTTCCTGATTTTTTATCAAACGCTATAAATAAAGATTATTCACAAGTAATGAAAAAAATAGAAGAGAAGGCAAAGTTTAATCGTGGGTAGACTTAAAGAAGACATACAACAAGCTTTTGAAAATAGTATTGATGGTAAATCTGATAGGATAACACAACTAGCTACAGATTTGGAAAAGGCAATTGAAGACTTTATTGTCAATCAACCCTTTACAGTAAAAAAATTATCTGCTACTGCTGTGGGTGTACAAGGAACGACTGCTCCTGGTACTGCAACTGGAGCAGCAGGTCCTTCTGTTACTAATCCTACTGGTGTATCAATACCAAAGATAACAGTTGAGGTAGATGAAACTGGTGGTGTAGCTAATCCAGAAGGTGCTGTTCAATCTATTAAATCAGTAGTTGGACTTGATAAAAATAATATTAATAGGAATTACAGCTAATGGCAATACTTGACAGAAGAAAAAATAGATTTATAGAAGATAACGATACTAGAGTATCTGTTGGAATGGAGTTTCCATTAGGTAGGTCTACTGGTGGTGATGGTTATTTTACATCTACTAAAACTACTATTGATGCTGTGAAGAATAATATCAAACTTCTTTTACAAACTCATAGAGGTGAAAGAGTATTTCAACCAAACTTAGGTATGAATTTGAGATCACTTATCTTTGAGCCATTAACTGAAGATATAACAATACAAGTAGAAAATAACATAGTTGATGTTTTCAGTAGATGGTTGCCTTTTGTAGATTTGAGAGATATACAAGTAGTTAGAGATGATAATTTAAATCAAGTTAATATTAACATAACATTTAGTGTAAGAAGAGCACCTAATAGTTTAGAAAGTGTTCAAGTTACATTTGAAGGTGTGGGTGCTGGAAGCACAACAAGTAATGGAGCATATTAATGTCGTATACAGAAAAACAAAAAGTTAAACCAACGAATGTAAAATATACAAGTAAAGATTTTAGTTCAATAAAAGCTGATTTAATTGAATATACTAAATCTTATTTTCCTGATACATATAAAGACTTTAACGAAACATCACCTGGTATGATGTTGATAGAGTTGTCAAGTTATGTAGGAGATGTGCTTTCTTATTATATAGATTATAACTATAAAGAAAATTTATTAACAACAGCAACAGAAAAAAGAAACATTCGTAGATTAGCTGAATTTCTTGGGTATAAAGCACCACATAAGACTCCATCGGTAGCCAAGTTAAAAGTTGAAACAACAATAAGTGCTGATGGTACAACTGGTCAACCTTTGTATGGTGAAGCTCCATCTTCAATAGATAGTGCTCTTCAAATAGCTTCTAATGTTAATTCTGAAATACTTTTTGAAACAACTGATGAAATAGATTTTACATCAAGTGGTTCGGGAGATCCTGAAATAAGTGCTCCAGCTCTTGATTCTAATGGAGAGGCTAGTTCATATACATTGACTAGATTTGTAAGAGCCGTATCTGGTCAAACAAAGACAAAGACATTTAATATTACATCTCCTACTAAATTTTTAGAATTAGATTTGGGTGTAGATAATTTAGTTGAAATTGTAAGTTGTATTGATGGTGCTGGACAGAATTGGTATGAAGTAGATTATTTAGCACAAGACAAAATTTTAAAACAAACTCATTATACAGATGACCCGACACGAACTAGTGCTTATGACCAAGGTGATGCTAGTAATACGGTATCTTCAATACCTATTCCATATGTGGCTGAGTACATAAAATCTACTAAAAAATTTACAACTAAGTTTGATGAAGACACTCAGACATATAAAGCTTGTTTTGGTAATGGACTATTTAGATTTAGTAACTCTGGTTCAAATGTAGATCCTGTTGAACAAGCTGGTGTGACAATTAATGGAACTAATCTTGCTGATGTCCCAAGTGCTATAGGAGTTGTTACAGGTAATAATCCAAATTTAGGTGAAACACCAGCGAACACATCCATAACATTTACTTATAAAGTTGGTGGTGGAGCTGACTCGAATGTTCAAGCTGGAGAACTTACTGTCGTAAACAATGCACCAACAGGCGTATCTATAACTGTGACAAACGAAGAACCTAGTTCTGGTGGAACAGATGGACAAACTGTAGAAGAAATAAGAAATAACGCTAGTTCATTTTTTGCTTCTCAACTTCGTTGTGTGACTAAAGAGGATTATCAATCTAGGATATTATCTCTTCCACAAAAATTTGGTAGTATTGCTAAGTGTCATGTAGAAAGATTAGATGGTGGTGCTTTGTTAGTTAATACTCTTTCTTACAATCAAAAAAAACAACTTGTACAAACACCTCAACTTATATTACAAAATATAGGAACTTATATAAATCAGTTTAGAATGATAAATGACCAAGTGGGATTTGGATTTGAATTAAATGAAACAATTTTTTCTGGTTATGTAATAAACTTTGGAGTTCGTTTTGTAGTAAATTATGATAGAAGATCAAATCCTACTGAAGTTAAACTAAAAGTAATTCAAGTGATAAAAGATTTCTTTAAAATAGAAAAGATGCAGTTTAGACAATCAATAAATCTAAACGATTTACAATATAATATTTTAGGGTTAGATGGTGTAATTGGAATTAAAGAACTAAAATTATTTCAAGATGGGAATAATGAATATGCTAGTGGTAGACAACTTTATTACTATAAAGGAGATGGTGAAGTTATAGGAACTGATAGTAACTATGGATTTAGATATAACTTTGATGGTGCCTTACAAGATGGTGTAATAAGACCGTCTCTTTCTTCAGCAGTATTTGAATTAAGAAATCCTAATCAAGATATATATGGAAAAGTGATATAATGCATAAATATTTTTTTACAACTAAAGATGCCTTTATTAATAGTGGTTCAGACCAAACTACAGGCGATGATTTTAAAGATAAGAATACAGGACAAGATGAAGTTCTTGAGTTAAAGAAAGTATTCTTTGACAGAACATTTTCTCATCCAACTCGTATTCTTCTTCAGTTTGATACTAATGAAATAGAAAACTATATTAGTTCATCTGTTTTACCCCATGACTATAAAGTTAATTTAAGATTATATGAAACAGAAGGTACAAGTGGTTTAAGTGAAGAATATAAAGTTGCTGCTTATCCTTTAAGTCAAGAGTGGGATGAGGGTGTAGGAAAAGAAGTTGATAGACCAAAAACAACAGATGGGTGTAGTTGGAAGTTTAGAAAGAACAGAGAAGGAGCTGCTGAAATAGCATGGACAACTGGTGGTGGAACTTATATTGCTGGTGATGAAGTAACACAATCTTTTTCATCGGAGTCACCTGACATCAACATGGACATTACCACTATAGCTAATAAATGGTTTGGTGGAGTTAATGAAAACTATGGTTTATTAATAAGATTGTCTGGCAGTAGAGAACAATCTACAGGTAGTTTTGAAGACCTTAAATTTTTCTCAAGACAAACTAACACAATCTACTCCCCAAA